AGCTGAGCAACGTGCTTGTCTACGAACTTCTTTTCGTCCTTAGATCTTGGCACGTAGCCAGCCATGAATAGCTGGACGTATCTTTTTGCATCGAACTCTGATTTTGATTTCATTGTGTTTCCTTTTTACCTATTAATCTTCTGCATTAAGAGAAAGATCTTCATCATCAAGGTCTGGAATATCAATGATCTCTTCCGCTTCTTCTGGTTCGTTATAAAGACTATGCATAATTTCTTGCTGTTTATCAGCCAGCCTATCAAGGATTCTGTCTTTCAACAGAGCATCAATGGTAGCAGCGACATCAACAGCATCGTCATTCATAGCACTTCTTACAATTTCAATAGATTCTGACATAATGTTCTCCAATTATTTATAACTTTTATTTCTGTGACCCACCAGGAACGTTTTCTGGTGGTGGTGGGGGTGGGTTGTAAATCGGGTTCTGAAGCTCAACCAAGATTTGCTGATCGATCATTTTGACATCTTCATCGGTCTGCATCAGAACATTTCTTCTGACCCAATCATGTGAGTAGTATTTACCAATAGAACCACTCGAAAGAGCATTCAGTAGGTTCAAACGACCAGTCAAAATCTCAGAGTTTTTAAGCTCCTGGAAGAAGTTATCTTTGATGTTTCCATGCGGGTAACAGGCACGTTCAGTGAACGATACAGCTTTTGTTGGAAGTAGGTAACATCGTCCATCTGACCCAGGTTCTGACCACCAGGAAGAACTGAAATTTCTGTACCTTTACCACCTTCACGGCGAGGTAACCAGAAGTCTTCAAGCATGGTCATGAACTTGCGATCATCACGGATATCACCTGTCGCGGAATCATAGACGATTCGATTCTTGAATCGAGTCATGATATCCTTGACGTATTGTTCCGCTTTCATTTTTGGTAGGTTGCCAACGTCAATATAGAAGACACGGCGTTCAGGGGCACGAGAAATTCGGTAGATAACCAGCGAGTCTTCCATTGTACGCAGCTGGTTAAGTGGTTTGATAGCTTTGTGTAGGTGTGACAGAACCATATCACCCTTCGCACTCATCATACCAGAGATAATATGCACTACTGCGTCTTTGGCGATTTTAATGCCAGACTGCTGTGCATAGTTACCTGAGTTATTCTGTAGGGCTTTGGTAAAACCCTTTTCGTTATAGACGTAATATTCTGATGCGATTTCTGGCATAAGAACACCAGTACGCTGTTCACGCTTACGCTTCACCTCTTTCACCTTACGGATTTTACGAGGATCGATATAACGAAGCTCCTGGATACCAGCATCTGGCATCTTAGGATCAATCACCACTTCATAGTAGAGGCGACCATCAATATAAAATCTTCTAAAGATATCATACGCATAGGTATTGAATTCTAATAGTTGAAGTATATTGTTGAATTCAATAACGATAGCATCTTTAATCTTATCGTCCATCATCAGTTCTGTGAGGTCCACAGACACTTTATCTTTTTGTTGATCGACAGTGATTGCTTCGTTGGTGATATCATCAATAGCACTATCCACTTCTGGGTGCTCTGACATTTGACGGTATTTGTCAATAAGTTCTGCCTCAGAACGCACGGTACCGTCTAGATCAACGACAGTACCGTACATCCCACCAGCAGCTACCTCAAGCGATCCATCATCTGGATCCATTCTGGTAACCGCTGGTAACGGCATATCTTCACGCTTGCGTTTAATTTGGAAGCCAAACAATTCAGCCATAACTAATTATTCCTTTAGATTAACTCAATACGCCGTCATTGATGCTTGTGCCTTCCTGTTCAAGTACCCAGTAATCGTAGGCAAATGTAACGGCAAACTTTTCAATTTGATCAACAGCACCCCAGGACAGCGAGATGTTGCCAACACCAGCTGGGAAAATACCATTGAAGCGGTAACGTCTTAGCAACTCACCAGTCTTGGCGAACTGCGAAACGATAGCATCAGCTTTGTACTCAAGAACACGGCGTGTGTTTTCGGTACGAAGGTTTCCGTGCATTGTGTTGATGTTCGATGACCATGCTTCGAATGCATTACGCAGGGTGAAGTCTTCATCGTTGACAACAGTAACGCCCCAGTCACCAAACTTACGGTCACCAGCAAGACGGATCTGGCGACCCATGTATGCTTGACCAATAACACCCAGGGTTGATTCTGGGATGCTAGTTGCTTCAACGAAGAATGGTGTTGAAGACAATGGTAGGGTAACACCTGGTGGGCTTAGAACTTGCACTTGGAACAGGGTGGGACGTGCACCACCCGTAACCAGTCGGCTTCTAAGAACGTTTACATCAAAATCTGGATTAGCCATTTATTTTCTCCTTAGCTTCTTTATTTATACCGTTTATTAGAATCGTCCAACGATTTCGTTGAATTCAACGCCAGATCTCACGGCAACAAAGTTGAGCTGAATGTAGTTGATGCTCTTGGCTGGTTTGATGTAAATATCGCCAACAAACTCATTTCTATCAATGACTTCGGCAGTATTATTGGTGCTATCGCAGACCACACGGTAGTCAGTAATACCACGGCGACCCTGAATGTCAGCAAGGAATGGATCAACCAGACCTTTGAACTGCGCACGGGTGAACTCGTCATTGAATTCGAACAGGTAAGAACGAGCAGCGACTGCGATTGCTTTTTCCAGAACGATGAACAGACGGCGAACATTGATGCGATCAAATGCGCTTGGGCGACCCAGAAGAGTCTTGTCACCAAACAAGATGATACCTTGTCCTGGGAATGCAACAACAGGGTTAACATCCGATTTGTACAGGGTGTCACGATCTGCTTGCTTAGGATTGTAAGCCAGCTTGACGATATTCTTGATCACACCACGGCTGAAGCCAGCTGGTGAGTACCAAGGATCGCGCTCATTGTCCGAGCGAACAGCCAGACCAGCGATATCACCGTTCAGTGGGATATAGCGGTATACGTCATTGTACTTGTCGTACTGATACGTCAGCACGATCTGGGGAAACAAACACGATGCAGTCCTTACGAACATCAGCAACATTGTCGATGATGTAATTTGGAAGCTGTTCACCATGCGAACCACCACGAGCCTTACCAGTCAACAGGAAGGAAACGTCAACGTCTTCTGGCGATGCGAACTTGTCATATGCCAGAGAGACAATACCAACAGAAAGAGTCGATTCGTCAGCACCATCAGAACCACCAGCAAACGAAAGAGTTAGTGGCTTGCTGTTGGTAGAGCTTGACAGGGCAGACAGAAGACCCGATGCAGCACTAGCACGATCATTAGCCCACCAGACATACGCAGACTGATCGTTGATCACATCTTTGTAGTATGCAGTTGCACCATCTTCGGTCTTGGCATCTGTACCACGAGACAATTCTGGAAATACTTCCAGAACATTGTTCTTGACACCAGTGATATCACCATTTTCATCAACCACAACAACGTGGAGTGCGTCATTTGCAGAGATACCAGCCTGGTCACCAGCAAAAGTTTTGCCTGGTGCACGATCAATGACATTAAAGAACTCCCAGTTACGGGTGAACTGTGTGTCTTCGGCATTCTGAGCAAGGTTGTACTTCGAAGCAAAGTTAATTGTAACTGTCGAATTACCGCTACCAACTCTTACCAGGTTGTGTGTTTCGTTTTCTGCTTTAGGCGTAAGATTTATAGTTGAACCGCCAACCGTTGAAGACAGGGTTATGGCTGTTGCGGTTGAGTTTGTAGTCAGTGTTTTGATGTAGTAGGTTGTGTTACTAGTCAGACCACCAACAACAGTATTTCCAGCTGGGGTTGTGTAAAGAACAGGCATATCTACAGCAAAACCTGTGGTTGTTCCAGAAATTGTAATTTCTTCAGTAGTGCCATTAACACCAGTAGAATTCGAAGAGAATGTTTGTGCTATTTCAATGTAACCTTCAGTCAGCGTAGTTCCAGTAACTTTTAAATACTGCTTGCCGATAGTGGTATTACCAGCAGCAATATAGTCACCGACAGTAATCTTATTGAAGACACTGTTAGCAACTTCAATAGTTTTTGTTGCGCTGTATGTTGCAGCGTTAGCAACAGTAATAGTTGCTGTGTTGGAACCGATAACAAATTGAATTTTTGTTGCAGCAACGTTTACACCAACATCAGTTTTAATGTTAACGACTGACTCATAGGTATTTGCGCTGTCGCAAACCGAGATCTTCAGTGAGTCACCGAGCTTACCTGGGTACTTAGCCAGATACTTAGCATTGGTATCAAACGTTGTTTTTGTATTGTAGTGATCTTCGTTCTTGATAATGAAGGTTGTATTTGCTTCTGACAGTGCGCCAACGTTGGCAACCGCAGTAAGAACACCAGTAACACCAGAAACGTCAGAAGTATTTGCTGCACGGTTGATGAACAGAGCACCACCATAGGATAGGAAGTTTGCAGCCGAGAAGAATGTTTCAGCATTGAAATTGGTTGGTTTACCGAAGCGATTTACTAGATCAATTTCGGAAGCAGCCAAAACGAGCTGGTCAATTGGACCCCATCTAAAAACGCCAGCGAAGCCACCAATGTTGGTAGAAACGCCTGGGACAACGGTGGTAAGATCAATTTCACTTACTCTTACACCTGGGCTAACTTGAAATGCCATATGGTTCTCCTAAAAATAGGTTGTTGTTGTATTGTAACTATCGTTTATATTTATAATTATCAGA